CAGTATGCTGTTCCGCCGCTGCCACAATACAAATAAACATCCAGAGGGGACTGATATGCTTGCCCTATTTCTAGTACAAGTTCTTGATTAACGTAGGCATCCATTCCGTTGTTGAAATAGTCTGTATAATATGTTCGTTTTCCATTATAGTAGAACTCAACTTTTACGGAATTTCCTTTAAACTTACCTTTTATAATCATTTTTGCACAACCATCAGGTAAATTGATTGTGCCAATACGCACAGGTACATCATACGGAGCACTCGTTTCTTCGTTTTGTAAAAGAACGAATTTTTTCGCTACAGTTTGTACAAGATAATCATCTGGTCTGTACAATGGAATCGTGTTTTTCATATTTTCAAGAATCGCATTTTCTTTCCCAAACACCGTTGTATCTCCGCTATCCCCAGATGTACCAATCAAATCCAAAACACCCTGTACAGAAGCGTTTGCCAGCGCTTTTTCAATCAGCCCCTTCAAATCGGTATCCATATATTTTGCCAGATACTCCACGCCCTGCCAAAAGGTTGTAACATTTCTTGCATCCGCAACTGCTCCTTTCTTGCCAAAAGAGGAAACCATATCTGTCATTAAGGCGTATGCTTCATACAAATTTTGGAATAGCAGCACCAGTGTGCCGTATTCATTCGAGGATTCCATAGAGCTGTTCCCTAACAGTGTTTTTGTCACGTTGATTTCAAATATCTGCGTGGACAAAATCTCTGTGTTGTCCTTCCAAACGGAAATCTGTGCTTGCAAATGCCCCATCCTTGCCAACGCCTCTGTTGTCATCAGAAACTCGCATCTGCCCTCTTTGGCATTTGTAATTACGCCATCGTTCCAAATCTCTCCGCTTTCTTCGGGCTTTGCCATAAAAATTTTCACTTCATGCCCCGTCAAATCCAATGGCACGCCATTATTGAATAGCGAAACATCAAGATACCGGCTGTTGTTATCCGCCTGCACCGCTGTGATAATATCAGTCGGCTTTTTGTTCACATCAATTTCCAGCCGATTATACGTTTTTGCCATTTTTCTCACTCCTTCCAAAAAATCTGCATCAAAAAAGCACATCCGTTTCATTTTCAGATGCGCCTTTCTTGACAGAATATCTTTCTTTTGTTATCATAAGCATAAGAGAAGGATTGCCACCTTTCGCAGGGCGGCTAGTCCAAGTAGTTGGTTTTAGCCGTCTAACTTCGCAGGTTAGGCGGCTTTTTCATTATTTCTTGTTCTGAAACAAGGAAATAACTCCGATGATTACTAAGCAAAAAGTAAATAACCCTTCGTATGTAACCATAAGCGTCACCTCCTTTACGGGAAGTGACTAACCGCCAGTTGGCAATCCTTCATTTATACCATACCATAAATTTCATTTTTCGACAACTACAGCCATCTCCAACGGGGCTGTATTTTTATTTTGCTGACATTCCCCGTCCAACTGATTTCGTTTTTCCCGACCTCAAATCTCGGAAACTCCACACCGCCGTATTTGCCGTTTTGGTTGGTGTTCCCCTTGAACACCTCCATCATTTCGCTGTCAATGGTGATGCTTTCCTGCACATTCCGCAGCGGATAGGAATTGCCGTTAATGTTCAGCGTGATATCCCCACTGCCGTAAACCGTAATCAAAGGCTCACTGTAGACTGTGCCGCTGTTGCGGATGGTGGTCGGGGCGGTCAGCTCCAAAGCATCCCCTGCGGCATTGACACTGTATTTGAAGGGCTGTGTATCCAGAACGACCTGAAATTTCTGGAACACACGCATCATCTGAGCGATGCTGATTTTATTTGCAATCATCACGCGGTAAACCTTATCCGGTTCTGTTGAAAATGTCATTTCTCCGCTGCCGACAAGCCATGCTGCGACTTCATCCAGCTTTGCACGCTTAATCAGCGCACATTCCATCGTCCTGTCATAGCTTTCATAAACGCCTTCATCTGTATGCAGAGAACCGTTTCGCCCCGCTACGGTAATGCTCTCTACTCGCCGCTCCGCACGCACCGTTTCCGGCATAGCGGTCACAATGACCCCCATCTCTCGGCTGTCAACGCCTTTGAATGTAAACCATGCCTCATGTATCATTTGTTACCACCCCTTCCTGTGTCCTGCTGTCTGCGGAGAAACTCAATCTGCTCTGCGACAACTCTTGCTTCTCTTTCGCTATTCACACTGTCGATATGCACATTGATGTCCCCGTAGGTGTAGGTCTGAGATTTACTGATGCCGCCTGTTGCCGTTTCCACTCTGGGCGGACGTGCAACTGCGTCCATGCTGTTCTGTACTGTGCGCATGACCGATTTCATTTTATCTTTGATGCCGATTTCGTAGCCCTCCATGGAATACTCGCCGAAGCCTTCAAAAACCTTAGAGGGCGAATGAATGTCCAGTTTAGCCTTCGCCTTCGCAATCGCCGCCGCTACCACTTCCGCAACTGCCTGAATTACGCCACTCCTTCCGTTCTCAATACCATCGGCAAGTCCTGCCATCATCATTTCGCCAATATTGACATATTCAACACGAAAACCCGTCATAACCTCGACAAGCCTCATTTCAAGTGCCTGCACATATTCCGTCAGAACAGGCTCCTGCGCCTGCAAAGAGGCAACAATCTGTTGCATGGTTATCCCCTGCGTATTTTGGCTTGCATTCGCAACAGCTCCGGAGACAGCACTTGTGGCATCCGTTTTACCGCCGGCAGCCATGCCTTCCGTAAAACTTTTTGCCGCTTCTGTCCCCGCCTGATACAGTTCATCCTTGACCTCTCCGAGGGTCTGCGGCAGCTTTTCGGTGTAGTTCTGTTCCAGTGCATCAAATTCGCTTTGATAGAATCTTTTCGCCGCATCTGCCGCCAACTGCTGTTTTTCTTCGTATTTTTGGATGTATTCCTGCAATTTCACATCAGACATACGAGAGAGCTTATCCATGTAGTCCAGTGCATCATCCACGCTCATTGCGGAGATTTCACTCATTAAGCCCCCGGACAAGCCTTTTGCCTGCATTTCTTCAATCGCATTGCTGTATTTCTGAATCTTTCTGATTTCGGCATCCAGATCCCCAAGCTGGAATATCTCCTTATCATCCTCCGTTTTCACGCGTTCAAACAAAGAACCGTAGTCGGCCAGTTTTTCCTGTAAGCTGGTTTGCTTGCTTTCAATCTTGGAAAGTGCCGATTCATATTCCTTCTGAAAGGTCTGCAACGCAGAAAGCCGCTCCTTCAGCTTTTTCTCCTCTGCTGTTTTTGCGGCATCCTCCTGTTTTTTATTCCAGTCGCTTTCCAGCTTTGCAATTTCTTCCTGTATCTTCTGCCGATTCTTCTTTTCTGCCTTTTTCAGCTCCGCACGCTTTTTCGCAAGGTTGCTCTTGTATTCCTTTAATTCCTCGGCGGCTTTCTTTTCCTCTGATTTCTTCTGTAAGGCTTCAATTTCGCTGTTGGTTTTCTCTAATTCGCTTTTCAGCACATCCCCAACCTTACGGGCAGTCTGCTGTGCGAAGGCTACCATGGAATCCATCCCTTCTGCCGCCTCTGCAATGTCCTCTGCCATCTTTTCAGCCGCTTCGACCGCCTCGCCTGTGCCATCCTCGATGCCGACAGCAACGCCGGCAGGAATCTGTTTGCCGACCTCGTCACGCATAACGCGGGAAGGGGAATGAATATCAAGGAACTTTTTCAGGGTTGAAGCCGCAGATGAACCAAGTTTTGTAGCCGCTGCGACCACTTTATTGATTGCCCCTTTCGAAAGTAGACCATTTGCAAAACCCTTTGTACAATTTTCAGCAACACTCTCCATTTCGGATTCCGCTTTTTTCATTTCAATAAGCCCTTTATCCTTCATAGTTACAAGTGCATTTGCATATAACACAGCATTTTCATCTACTCCGGCTTTCAACGCCTTCGGGACTTCCCTGCCGGCATCCGCATACGCCTGTACCGCATTCAAAAAATCATCCTTCGTGGACATTAAAGCATCCAATTCCGCCTGCCCGATATCATAACCTGCATCCTGTGCCATTTTCAATCTGGTTGCAAAATTTCTCGATGTGACTTCCAGTTGCTGATCCAGCTGATCCTTTGTTTCATCTGTCACTCTTTGCTGTTGATATACATACTCATTGAGCCCGTTTTTAATTTCTTCCAGACTGTTAGACTGACTCAAAACCAAAAGGCTGTTATATTCATCGATGTCCTGATAGGAGCTGCGCAGGATGTCGGTCTGCTCTGTATAAAGCCCCTCCATTTCCGCAAGGTCCTCCTTTACCTGCTGCAAAGCAGACATGGCTTTTGTCTGTTGACCTGTGCTGCCGTTCATCAGCGCGTCTTGAAGCTCTTTCTCCTTTTCAATCACCTCCTGTTTTTTTGTGGCAATATCATCCTCCAGAGTTATAAGGTTCTGCATTGCCTCTGCTTGGTTCTGGATTGCTGCCGTATAAGCCTCCTCTTTTGCGTTCAAAAGGGCATTGACACGCTTCTTTTCCATCAGCAAATCCAGATTATCAGCCGTCTGCACATACGCCTGCCCTTCTTTTTCCGTCAGAGAAATTGCATTCGGAATCACACTGTTGATTTGCTCCGCCAGAGCCTTTGCCCTGTTTTCGTAGCCATCCTTTACCTGTCCGTTTGCATCGCAAAGCTCCTGCAGCTGACGAATCAGGCTGTCTGTGTAATCCATTTCAGAAAGAGATTGATTGATGCTTTCCTGCGCCGTTTCCTTCATGCTCTTTTGCGCTTCTTCCTGCTGTTTTATAGAATCCGTTGTTTCCTCCAATCGCTTTCGGAACTCGCGCATCCCCTCGCTTTCTTCCTCAGTTGCCGAAAGCAGAGAAACCAAGCCAATGGTCAATGCCGCCGCGCCTGCAATCAAAAGTCCGAGCGGACATGCCGCCACCACAGCATTATAGGCAGTCTGTGCCGCAGTCATGAGGGCAATCTTTCCTGTTACCACGCCAACCACAAGCTCTTTTGCGCTCAGCGTAGAGGTCAGCAGTAACTCCGCATTTCGATTGACTGCCAAAGCCGCTGTATAAACACGCACTGCCTTTTCCGCCGCCTGCCAGCTTTTCACTACCGTAGAAAGACTTTGCACTGCCTTAAAGGTTCCGATTGCCGCCGCCGCTGTCAGCGTTACATTCTTAATCTCCTTTGTGTGTCTGAGCATAGCCGCAAGGGCGTTGATTGCCTTCGGCAGAGCCTTCACCGCCAGAGCGGTTGTTTCCTCTATGAAATGCCCTGTGCTTTCCGCAAGGTTATCCACACTTTCCGAGAGTTTTCCACTCCGCAGATTTCTTGCAACCTCATCCACCGATGTGATAGCGGTTTCCGCAGCCTCTTTCATAGGGGTTTCAAATTTTTCATAGACCTGTATACCAAGCCCTTCCAGACCACTGCCGAGAATCGTCATCTGCCCCTTGAGGTTGTCTATCTGCACATCTGCCATATCCTGCATGGCACCGCTGCTGCTCGCAATGGATGCAGAAAGATTATCAAACTCCGCACCACAACCCGCAAGCATTGCCTCCGCACTTTTCAAATCTACTTTATTGAAAATATCGTTCAGTACGTTTGTTTTTTTCTCTTGACTCAGGCTCTGCATTGCAGCGTCCAGCTTTTTGAAGGTTTCATTCAGAGGATTCAGATTCCCTTCCGCGTCAAATGCAGACACACCAAGGCTTTTCAGCGTTGCCGCCGCTTTATCTGTCGGTGCGGATAAGGATAAAATCATGTTTCTCAGAGCCGTACCGCCCTCTGCACCCTTGATACCCCGGTTCGCCAGAACACCGAGAGCCGTATTCAGCTCTACTGTGCCGCCTGCAAGGTTCTTCGCCGTACCACCAACGGTCAGAATTGCTTCGCCAAGCTGTGCCACGCTGTAGTTCGCCTTACTGGATGCCCTTGCCATCTGGTCTCCGAACTGTGTCAGATTGTCCGCGCTCGCCTCGATGCCCAGAGCCGCCATTGCATCTGTCGCAAGGTCAGAGGCATACGCCAAATCAAGTCCGCCTGCCGCCGCCAGATTCAGCACAGAGGGCAAAACCTCTGCGGATGTGCCTGCGTCATACCCCGCCAAGGCAAGATAATTCAAAGCCTCTGCCGCCTGTGTAGCCGTAAATTTTGTAGTTGCGCCTGCGTTCTTCGCCGCCGTAGCCAGTGTTTCGTAAGCCTCACTGCCGTTATGGATTTCCGAAACGCTCATCCCCATGGTTGCCGCTACTTGCGACATGGATTCCTCAAAGCCACTGCCAACCTTGATTGCCGCTATGCCAAGCCCCGACAGCGTACCCACCGCCGCCGCTGCCGCAGAAACCGCCGCTTTCATGGCTGCCTTCATACGAGCGGAGCTTTGTTCGGTCTTATCCAAATCCTTCGACAGTGCATCCGAACTGTTCCCCAACTCCTGCATTTCCTGTTCCATACGGTTCATTTCCGTAGTTGTGCGGTTCATCTGGGTTTGCAGGTCATTCACGGTCTTAACCTGTCTGTTGTAGGCATCCTGCGCCTTTCTGGCTTCCTCGCTGTTCTCTCCGAATTTCTGCTTGGATTTTTCCAGCTCATCCGACAGAGTTGCAAGCCTTGCCTTTGCACGCTCGCTCTGGTTTTGCAGCAGCTTCATTTTCTCCGCCGAGGCATTGAGGGAACGCTTCAAAACATCACCCTTTGCCGTTACCGCGCCTTCACTGTTCTCCATGCCCGAAAACGCAGAAACTACGGATTTCATTTCACTGCCTAAGTTTTTTAATTGGGAATTGATTGCAGATAGGCTCGACCGAAACGCCGCCTCGCCGTCAATGCCAATCTTTGCACCAATATCCGTTCCCATTTCGCCACCTCCTTTTTTTGCATGAAAAAAGCACCCAAATTGATTTGAGTGCTTTCTGGTTTCTTTGTATTTAATTCAAAAATGTGCTTATCATTGCATCCGTCTGATACATGCCGTTGTCCTTGCGTGTGTATGTGTATTTTACAACTGTGTCCGTTTTGGAGTAATAGGGAACTTTCCAGAACACAGTAATTTCGCTGACATTCTGTAAATCTGTTCCTATTCTTGCAGCAAAATCTTCACTGTACATAGCCAGCATTTTCTTGGTTGTATCCTTTGAATTTTTTGTATTCCAGGTCAATTCCATCAAAATAATATAATCATTTTCCGCATCCGTTCCTAAATTTTCATTGACAAGGATATTAGAAACAGTAGCAGATTTATAATTTTCTGCACATATTGCTCTTGCACTGTTTTCTATTGTTTTCTGCTCTGTCATTGTGCTTTGCTGCGATTGATCCGTCTGCTCTCTTTCCGTTTCTTCCAGTCCATCAGCGTAGCCATTATCCATCATCATAGACATAGCAATCTTTTCAATATAATCTTGACCGCCATAATAGCACGCCGGGGCTTGCAAAACATCACTGTACCCCGCATATTCCGCATAAACACACACCTTTTCTCCTACCTTTGGAACAGCAAAATATTTTTGCAGAACTTCCTCTGTAAAGCCTCCGTATTCCACGCCTAACATCATTAACAGCAAACTGGGGTCAACAATAGAAACCTCTCCGACATCCGTCTTAACGGTAAAAGAGCCGATACTCATACCTTCTTCGCCCTCCGTTACCTCACTTTCTGTTACCTCACCCTCAATCTTATACAATTCGCCTTCCAAGCCGTTTTCGCTTGCAGGCGTTGTATAAATGATTTCTGGCGGTTCACCAAAATTGGCGGTATCTACAAAGGCATCTATGTGTTCCGGATACACCTTGACCTCATTGGTTTCCTCTGTCTCTGTTTCTGCCTGTTCTGTTCCGCACCCTGCGGCAACGCCCATCATCAGGCAACCACATAATAAAACAGCCAAAAATTTTTTCATACTACCCCTCCTGTGTCATATTGTGCCATTTTTCTAAAATTTATCACATAACATGACGTATATCAAGAATATTTTCACGATTTTACACAAAGTCCATCAGCCGCCAGAATTCCGCTTCCTCCTGTGCCTTGGATTTTTTCATTTTTGCGCCTTCGTTTCTAATCTGCTCCACAGCAATCAGGTCGCACAATTCGCCAAAGGGAAGGGCATAGGCTGTCTCATAGGACAGCCCGATTTTCAATCCGTACCAGATGCACCACCCGACATCTGATTCTGTCGAGTGGTCTCCGCGTTTTTTCCTTCTTCATCTTCTGTTTCAATCCTTCTTTCGCTGCCGTCTGCAATCGTTTCAAAGATTTTAGTCTGCATATCCAGAAGGTCATCCATGCCACATAAATCATAAAGCGCATCATAGCTCAGAGGGGGCGGTGTGCTGATGCCTTCCATCTTGGCATATTTCGCCCCTGCATCCATCATGGCAGACAGCAACCAGAAGCTCTCATCCATTTTCTGCACCTCTGTCCCCTCCGTCAGCGCCTTCCCGATATTTTCCGCGCTCTCGTAGCGTTCCGAACAAGCACGCATCACGCGAGCGGAAAAGCACAGCAGATATTCCTTTTTGTTAATTTCAATTTTCGCCGTTCTCATACGTTTCTTCCTCCGTTTCCTCCGTCAGATTTACCGTTTCTTCTCCCCCGTCATGCGCGGCTGTCATGACGGCATTCATTGCTCCCCCGTAATACCGAGGAATTTCTTAATCGCCGCCTCTGCGTCCGCCTCGCTGTCCATAGGGGAGGAAATCATCTTCCAAGGGTGTCCTGCGGCATCGCTGCGCAGAATACTACCGCTGATTTCAGGTGTCCCCCATTCGACCTTTTCGCCCTGTGTGGTGAAGGTGTCGTTAGGGTTAGTCGGCTGAATCTTCGGCAATACAACCGCCTGCCACTTGGTTGCACTGTTTTTCTGGATTTTCACAACTGCGCCAAAGCCAAGGTAGGGCGTTTCCTGCTCATCATTCCAGATGTACCATTTTGCATCCTTGGTGCTGACATCCGATCCCGTCATTGCCTGCTCGATAATACCCAATACCCTCAGCATAACATCAGGCAGCAAATCATCCGTTGTCAGCGTCCATGTACCGCCTGCAAAGGTATTCGCACTCTCCGCAGGTCCATTGTCTGCATAAAGGATATTATCATCCGCGCCCTCCAATTCAATGGAAAGCTCTACCGCCTTGCCCATCAGCGCGCCGCCGCTGTAGGTTACTGTTTCGCCTGTGTTGCTGTATTTTGCAAAATAAGGTTTACTCAAGCCAATCTTTGCCATATTTCCCTCATCCTTTCATCGTTCTTTTGATTTCCGTTTCAAATACTTTTTTCATTTCTGTCTCCGCCTTTGGCTTCGCCGTTTTCAATGCCTTTCGCACAAAGGGCGTTTTCTGAGAAAAGCTTGTACCGCTTTCCGCAATTCTGGCAATCAGCGCAAGGGGCTGTCCCTGCGGATATTTCGGCGTTTGGATATCGCTATAGCCTGTAAAGCCGACAAGCGTATCAATCCTGTCCCCCTCCGATTGGAAGGGCGCAACGCCCAGTCCCTTTGCAAGCGCCGCCTTCTGCTCGTCCGTAATTCCCTTGAGATAATGCCCTGCACTGCGGTCATTGTCGGTTGGCAATGCCTCCACAGCGGAGCGGATTTCGTCTGCGGTCACGCCCGCGCCCTCATAAAGTGCCTTTTTCGTGATACCGTCTGCGCTTTGCCGCAGCTTTTCCAGCTGTGCTATGTAGCCATCTAAGCCTGTGAAGGTAAGCTTTGCCATCAGAACACCTCCCAGACCCATTCGTAATGCGTAAAGCCTGTTTTCTCCTCATACTGCACGCTGTTTAATTCCCATGCAATATAGGGGGATGCGTCAAAAGCCGCCTCCAGCTCCTCTTTCCATGGGTCAAACTCCTGCTTGGTAAAAAGGTCTGTTGTGCCTGTAACGGCTTTCTCTGCATGGGTATCGTCCGCAGTCAAGTCATTCGTACCGTCCTCCTGCCAAACAAAATATCGGTCGGACTTCATGGTTCTTCCGTGCCGCACCGCATCCGTCACAGCAAGGTGTGCCGCTATGATATGCTCCTGCCAGCTCATGCCATCACCTCAAATTCCTGTTCGATTTTCGCAAGTGCCAGATCCACGCAGGGCGGATAAATCTCCATGACCTTCTGCACCGTATCAATGCGGTATTGCTTTCCTTCTAAAAGTGCCACATCCTGCGGAGAAACCGCCCCCGCAGCAGGTACCCGAATCACACGCACAATCTCCACCTGTGCCTGCTTGCTCTGATAAATGCGGTTAATGCCAAGTCTTTGTTCCGCAAAGCGCAGCTTTATTTTTTCTGTCAGCTTTTCCTGCGGCGCATAGCCTGCCTTTGCCGCATCGCAGACAGTGCAGATTGTCACAATCCCGTCATTGAACGCCTGCGTAATCTCATGCTTCGGTCTGTTTGGTGCTTTCCACATACTCTCTCACCATTCTTCCGTTCTGCATATTCAAAATCAATGCCATGTAGTTGTTTTCAAATACATCCAGTGCCTCATCTCTGGCGTAGCGTACAAATTCCATCATCAATGTACGGGGAATTCCGTCCGCATCATAATCCAGAACACTACCACCCTTTTCGTTCAGATATGCCATTGCGGCGGCAATAAAGCCACGAATCTTGTTATCCGTGGCTTCATCGTCCCATGTAATATTCAAATGGTTTTTGACATCCGCCAGAAGCTCCGCAGAAACACTCTGCCGCTGCATCAGGATTTTGTCACAGTGACGGTATAGGCTTTGGTGGTTGTGCCGTCAGCCGCCGTTACAGTAACCTTAACGGTATTTGCGCCTTCCTTCCACGTTGCCGCAGAGCCGTTGTCTACCTCCGCATCATTTGCCTGTACGCTGATTTCCGCGCCTGCATCAGAGGGTACTGCCGTAATGGTGTTGGTTGCGTTTGTGGTTGCTGCTGTGTAGGTTGCGGTTTCCTTCGCAAAGGCAGGGGACAGGCTCAGGCTTCCAATCTTCAAATCAGACAGAGTGGCATCATTGGAAACCTCCGCAGCAGCTACCTGCTCCACCTTATAGGTCAGAGGCTTAAGGTCTGCAATATCCAGATACAGGAAGGCGTTGTTATCCATAGGGAAACCGTTTGCATACAGCTTCACCAGATAAACCCTGTTATCCTCCAGGAACTGATACTGGTCGGAATAATCAATCTTCCCCTCCTTGCTCATGCCTGCCGCCGCAAAGTATTTCTTACCCAAACCAAGAACCGCCTCGCCTCTGCTCAGTGCCGCAGACTGGATAATTGTCATGGGATAAGGCACAACATCATTGCGATAGGTGCCATCGGGAGCCATTACCGTTGTTGCAGGCATCACCTTCTGGAAATAATCCTGCGGATTGACAATCAGAAGGACATTTTCCACCGCTCTTGCCTTCCCGTTGGGGTCTGCCGCAATCAGAGAAATCAGATTACCGACCGTTTTCACGGAAAGGTCATTTACCTTGATTTTCTCCTTTGCAGGATAAACGCCGCCTGTTACGGTAACGCCATCGCCTACCTGACGCATCATGCCGATAGGCTTTTCATGCCCATTCCCCTTGACAATGCCTGCCTCCAGACCATTCGCCAGTGCTTCATACAAAATCTGTCTAACGTAATTGTCCAGCCATTCGGGACCCAAGTCCAGCATTGCCTTGCAGACAGGCAGGAAGGCGGACAGCTTCAGCAGGGTTGCATTGACTTCCTTGAAACCGGAAAGCAGCTCCTTCACAATCTTATCCGTCAGTGCGCCCCACTGTGCCTCCTGCCGCCCGTTGGTATTCATCAGCATCTTGATTGCGCCGCCTGTGGACAGGAACCCGATATGGGACAGCAGAGGATGCTCCTCCCTCAAGTCATCGAATACGGAATCAATCACTGTCTCGGGCATCACAACATCCAGATTTGCCAATGCCTGCTTGGGGTCTGCGGCACGCATTGCCTCGCCCAGCTTCTGGTAATACTGCTTTTCCTGAGAGGTCAGCTGACGCACGCCACGGGAGGTCAGCGCCCTGCTGTCATTCTCCTGTCTGAGCTGTTCGATTTTGTCCTCATAATCCTGCTTGATGTCCTCGCCGATGCACGCCATCATGTCATTCATGGCGGCGGCAAAGCCCTCCTTGTCATCCTGCTGCAACGCTGTCTGCATTGCCTGTCTGATTTCTTCTCTTGTTTTTGCATCATTGTGTTTCATTTTCTATCACTCCTTTATTTTTCTGCATCAAAAAAGCCGTTCAGCATCGCCATGATACTGTTCGGCTCTTCCTTCTGTTTTGGTTCTGATTTTGGATCACGCTCTCCTTCTCCGGTACACGGCTCTGTCAGCTGACGCAGCTGTGCCACAAGGCTTTTCTGCATTTCAATCCTCTGCTGTACATTCAGATTTGCCTTCTGCATCACGCCTGCAACCTTGGCAGGATCTGCATCCTCCTCCGCAAATCTGTCCGCCAGACCGTATCTGATGCAGTCCTCTGCGGTCAGCCATGTTTCGTCATCCATCATACGGGATAACAGTTCTTCTGTGACCTTCTCGCCCGCCTTCTGCAAATATGCCTGCTTTCCGGCATTGTTGATGATATCCAAATCATCCGCCGCCTTCCGCAGCTCTGCGGCATTGCCATAGGAGAACATCCACATATTATGAATCATCATCAGCGCATTTCGTGGCATAATGATTTCATCCCCTGCCATGGCAATCACGGAGGCAATGGAGCAGGCAAAGCCGTCGATATAGACGGTTTTCTTCGCAGGGTGCCGCTTCAGCTGGTTATAGATGGCAGTACCCTCAAATACAGAGCCGCCGTAACTGTTGATATAAAGCTTGATTTCCGCAATATCTGCGTATTTCGCCAGCTCCTCGCGGAAGGTGTTTGCACTGGTTTCACTGCGAATCACTTCATCCGTCCACCAATCGTAGCCGTCACTTTCCACATCTCCGTAAATATAGATTTCCAGTACACCGCTTTGCTGTGCCGCCTGTTTGATTTCCCACATATTTTTCCTTTCCTTCATGCTTATTCACCCCCTTTCCCATCAATGCGGTGCATCGCACCGTCCAATGTCTCAAAGTTTTTGGTAACAAAATGCTGATTTGCCCAAGGCTCATTGATTTTCGGCATTCCTGCCGCATCCAGTACGTCATTCACACAGAACGCCGCAGAACCAATCAGCTTCTCGATATTTGCCGCATTGCCGAACAAATCGAAATGCAAAATTGCGGAGGTATCAATCTGCAAATAGGTGCCATCCTTCCATTCTGAAAAGCCGTACCGTTTGCGGTTGATTTCCTCCGAAAGCTGGTCGCAAAGAGGGTCAATGCAGGTGGTCAGCCACCTTGTCATAGCATCCTTGGAATCCGCCACATCGCCGAAAATCAGCACAGGCGGAATCAGAAACCCTCTTGCCGTGAAGTCAAAAATATCATCCACCAAAGCACGAATATCTCTTGTGGAACGCTGTGTATCCGGATTTCCGCCGACATCCTCGTATTTGTACCCGTCAAATTCCGGCAGAACCCCGTTTTCGGATGTCAGAAACGGCTTTACCTGATTGCTTAGCATCTCGCCAAAGACTTCGTTCCACCCCTTCTTGCCGTCCTTGCCGTCACCGATATTCCCTGCGTTTGCAATCTGGCTGACATGTACCTTCAGGTGTCTGCCGCTGCCCCACTCATAATTCTTCATTGCCGCCTGCACCAGTCTTATGTATGACTGATACAGCCCATCCAGTACAGGTCTGATGTCCTTATGGTTCAGCTTGAGATGCAGCACTTCGCTTTCCGGAAATGTCTTTTGATAGCTAACCTCGCCGACAACTACGCCCTGATATTCGTTTTCCTTCCATGGATGCTCTGCGGCTCTTGTAAAGCTGTCCGCAACCGCCAGATATTCCCGTCCTCCTGTTTTTCCGCCGCTGATAATCAGCACTTCATTCTCCTTGTAGAGCTGATAAATCAGCTTATGCAAAAAGGCGGTGCTGTTCTGATTCGGGTTTGGCTCTACATTCCAGAGGTAATACTCCTCGCCCCTGTTTTCCTCATGCTTTCTGTAGGTTTTGAATGTGCATTTGCCGACTGCATTTGCAATCATCGCCACACAGGTATGAAATGCCAGCTCACGAATACGGTATTCCTCCAACGCCTGCTGTAATTCCAGAGAGGAAATCTCTGCCGTGCCGCCAAGCCCCAGTTTAGATAAAATCCATCGTTTGATACTGATTCCCATTTTCTCACCCCCTTTAAAATACAAAAGCACCCATTGTCGGAATTTGTACAGGTGCGCCATCGCCAAGAACGGATTCTATTGTCATCGCCGCTACAAATGCCATGAAGGCATCATTCTTGCGGCTTTTTGCCTCGATTTTCGCATAGATAAAGTTGCCCGTATCTATGCCCGATTTTATCTTTGTGCCCGATTTTACCCGCTTTGTGTTATTCACGCCCCACCGCAGATGGGGAACATTGCCCCAGTGCAGATATTGTCTGTTAAAGCACTCCTGAATCACAGGCTCAATCTGCATAATGTCGGACGGGCGTACCAGCTTGATATTTTTCTGCTCATCGCTGAAGCCAATCTTCCGCAGGCTTTCCGCAACCAGCGCATAGCGGTGATGGTCGAGCGCAAGCATTTTGACATTGTACCTCCGCATACTGTCCCAGATGTAATTCGCCAGTAAATCGGGATGAATCCCGACATCGTCCACAACCGTAACCTCTCCGCGCTCCGCCCATTCCTTCCAAGGTGCTTTCACACGGTGCAGTGTTTTCGACCTTGCACAAATCCATGCGTGATTGATGTCGAACCTGTCCGCACCTCTACGGAAATGCAAATCCACCGCCGCCCAGTCGTCCAGCTCCGCATAGTCCACGCCTGCAACACAGCTCCATCCTGTCATATCAGGCAGGGGCTTATTTGTTGCCGCTACGTTTTCATATTCCGTAACTGCAATCTCCTTCGCGCCGGAACGGATGCCCATTCGCTTTGTCATGAAATCCCCGTTCTGCTCCGGATGCTCCAGCCACTCCCTGTATTCATCCTCCACCTCTGCATAGAGCTCCGGAAGATATGGCAGGGACGGGTTTGCCATTTGCCAGTTTTCCGGATGATGCACCTGTGCCTTATCATTCAAACAGCAGATGAAGGGCAAAAAACCGTTGTCCGCCTCACCCTCAAAAAGAATCCTGCGTCCTCTCGCTAAATAATCATCCAGAGGGCCGTCGGAAATATCGCCGTTTGAGGTAAAATAGCCACGCCTTGGCTGCGCCACCTTGCCCTGCCCTGTTGTAAAAACCTTGATGTTGTCATAGTTTTCATACTGATGCACCTCGTTGAAGATAACCTTGCCGCTGCGCAAACCGTCTCGCCCCTTGGGGTTGTTGGTATGCCCCTTCATGACACCCTTGTTTTTCCGACCCTGAATGACCTCCTTGGTGTGATAATAGTGTCTGCTCAGCTTCTTTTCCCATTTCGGGTTCTCCAGAACATCCACCAAATCCAACTGCGGTCGCTTCGCTTGGTCCTCATTGTTGGCACAGACATCCACGTCGTAATACTTCACAGGATTGTATGGGCTGATGCTGCACGCACCGTCAAAGGCAATAAAGCCATCCTTCCCTGCGCCACGCCCCACCATGGCAAACACAATCTTCCATCTGGGGCGGTTGTTGGATTTCCAATAGGTGCAGTCCCATAATGCTATCAAAAACTCCTCCCACGGGAACAGCTTTTCAAAACTGAAATACTTCGCCAATCCCAGATATTTTTCCAGTTGCTCTGTGTCCACATAGATTTCCTCCGTCTCAAAGCATTTTCGCACATGGGCGGCAAGGGCTTTCTGCTCCTCGCAGGCAATGCCGTTTTCGACAAGCTCAATGTATTCCAAAATATGCGGATTTAACTCACAGCTCATCATCCTCACCGCCTGCCGCAGCCTTCGCCTTAACAGCCTGATCTTTAAATCCGAGTGCCGCCCAGATGGAAAGCATCTGACTGGAAACTCTCGTTGCAATGGTCAGAGATTTGTTATCCGTGGTGCCCTTCTGGTTCTCGCCATTCTGGTATTCAATGAATACACCGCGTACCGAAATATCATCATTCAGCATCTGTAACCAGCACCAAAGGCGCATATATTCATCCACTTTATCCTTGTATGGCTCCGAAATCAGACCCCTGCTTTCCAGATCATCCTCAAGCTCTTTTTTCAGTGCCTTATATTGTTTTGTTTTTTTATAATCCTTCTTTCCTGCCATCCTTTTTCACCTCTTTTTCGCCATCTACCACACCCTCATGCGCGTATTTTCAATTTTTCTGAATTGTCGCAAGTACAACCCGACCGAGCCAAAATGCCAAAAACCCGTTTTTTTCGAGGGGGGGTATCATATTTTTCAAATCAATCCCACCTCTCCTCGGTGATTGGCTTCACAGTCTTTCCGTATCGGTATCGCACCGTCCGCTCCGGATGCAAGTCCTCATGGCACTGCCTGCATACACTGACAAGCTGCCGCTCCTCTCCATCCCAGATAGATAACGCAAGGTCGGGTCTGTCCTTCAGATGCTTGACATGATGCACAATGTCCGCCCTGCGATACCTGCCCTTTCGCTTGCATATCTGACATTCATGGTTGTCCATCCGAAGAACCTCCGCCCGCAGCTGCTCCCAATCCTTCCAGTGATAGAAGGAATCTACGTTGTCAGCAGAAATCTTCTCCTGTAATTTCAAAAGCTGTTCTCCCGTCATCCGCACCATCCTTCCACAAATAAAAAATCCCGATAAGCATCGTAGCTATCAGGATTTCTTTGGATTTATTTTCATGTTTCTATTGACAACCACGTTATAACGTGGTATAATAATATCATAGAAAGGAGGTGAACGACATGGAGCGTATAAATACAATAGCCAATCTAATCACAGCGATAATCAACCTTGCGACAGCGGTTATCCTGTATAGACTGGCTACAAAGAAATAGGGTTTGGGGCAAAAGCCCCTTACCTTACCCATATCTTACTCCATGTCGAAATATTATGCAACCGTTATCTACAATCATTAGCATCATTGCACTGCTTATTTCTATTGCTGCATTTGTAACAGTTCTCAAGAGAAAGTAAGGAGGCTTCTTGATGAAACTAAGAGCCATCAGACTTGAGAAGGGACTTTCTGTTCCTGCTCTCAGTCGATTAAGCAATGTCCCCGTCCGCACAATCGAAGATATTGAAAAACGCGGCGACTGTAAGGTTTCAACCGCAATACTTCTGGCTGATGCCCTCGAAGTATCTCTTGACACCCTCTGCGCTGCCGACACCGAGAAGGACCGCTGATGCGGTCCTTCTCTTTTTTTCTCCATGGTATTACTATAACACAAAAGTACGTCCCTTTTGTCTCAAATTTTTTTATTTCTTTTTATCCAACAGCCAAAAAAACTTTCTTACTCTCCTGTAGAAGGTTGCCCTGCTATACGGCACACCCAGATACTCCCACGGCACTCCATCCGCTACATTACTGAGGATGTATGTATAGATCTCCGCGTCCGCTTCAATCGCCGTCTGCTCAATCATCTCTAAGTCCCGCTGCAGCTCCGTCCTTCTGATTGCTGTGCTGGCGGTCTTATCCGAAAGCTTGCCGCTACCACCACCGCTGAGCGGAGGTGAACCGACTTCCGTAATCGACCGCAGGAGCGATTGCTTTTCTCTGTATTGACGGCAGAAATATTTTAATTCTCTGTAGCGGTTGCCGGAGATATTGTATCCGTCAAGCTTTAAATCTCTGTCCTTCAATCTATCACCTCCCTCAGAATGGCAAATCATCATCTTCGATTGTCTCATCAATGGGATAGAATCCTTCCTGTTCCGCCAATCCCATTTGCTTTGCAGGCTTATTCTGTGCCGCTGCGGATCTGCTCTGTTCCGCAGGCTTACTTTCCCCGTTCTCCTTCTTACTTTCCGCGAAATACTGCTCCTCCACAATCACATCCGTACTCCAGCGTTTCTTCCCTTCGTTATCCTCCCAACTGCGCACCTGCAACCGTCCGACAATGGAAACCATCTGCCCCTTCTTGAAATATTTTTCCGCAAACTCTCCGACTTTTCCAAATGCCACGCATGGAATAAAATCCGCTTCTGGCTCATCCTTGCGTTTGAATCTACGATTGACTGCAAGAGTATACCTTGCTACTGCTATCGGTTCCATTCCCTGGGAATACCGCACCTCCGGACTTCTCACCAACCGCCCCATCAAAATCACTTTGTTCATATCTGTTGCCCCCTTCTCTTGTAATGGCTTACCGCTGCGCTCTTTCGCTTATCCGCTTCGTGCAGTATGCTTGTCCTTCTGAATCTCTCCAGCTTCTCCGCTTGCCGCTTCCCGTCCCATGCTTTGTATCTTTCGCACGTCCCATGGCAACCGACAGCCCTCTCTTGGCATCCGCAACATGGACAGTCTCTTCCGCTTGTGCTATATGTAATTCCTTTGCCCATGCTCACACCTCCTACAGCAAATAGAACCCACCCGTATCCGCAGGCGTTTGCGTTTTTTTCTGTTCTGCTTCGTCCGACAAATAGTTCCGTCCGATGATTGCCATAAACTCCTCTCTGGTATGGGTTTCCTCAAATTTTCTTTGGCAATCCTGTTTCAGCCGCAAATCGACTTTATGCCCATCCCTTCCGTGGACACCCGACGTTCCTCTGTGCCATTCCGGCTTAAGCCACACCCAGAACCCGTGTTTATCCGATATCTGCCGCATTCCTGCGCCGAAATAAATACGGTGCCGCTCCAATGGCCCGGTTTCCGTATCTGTAAAATAGCAGCGTTTACTTTTCCCCTGCAAAATGGAATAGTTATGACTGCCTTTTCTTGCTCCCTGCATCTGTTTCCGCTCCTCCCTCATATTCTCCGTAGTCCATGCCGCCCCGACGAACAGCTTTCATATACCGCACCCAACCGATTTCTGCAAAATAGTCCTCGGTCTGCACAATCACATCAAAACCCTTCGGCGGTCTCAGGGATACCTTTCTTTTGGTTTCCTTGATAACCTCCAGCTTCACTTCCGGCTTTTTCAGATTTCTGCTGGTGCTCCAACGCTTTGCACCCTTTCTGATGTTCTCCTTGGATATGTAGCTTGCAAGGCGGTTGTCCTTCTGATTCTTATACAGTTTCTTAATCAGAACAGTACCTTTACCCCAGACATTTTCTAAAATCTCCGCCGCCTCCTTCATGCTCAGACCTTCAAATCCGCTCATGACAATGTGATGATGCACCCTTCCGTTCTTCCCCTGGGTTTCCGTTACCGCGACATACTTCAATTCTGAAAATCCGTTTTTCTTGCGATACCGTTTCAGCCGCAGGAGAAAATTTGCAAGCAGCTTTCTTGCCTCCTCCAGAGATACCTCCATTCCGTAGGTCAGCAGAACGAAATAATCATCCCCATTGAAATTGACATTGATAATGCGTGTCAGTTTCTTTCTGGCGATTTGCAGATTTCTTTTTGCCTGTTCCTCTGAGGTGAGATTTTCGCTCCGACCTCTTTCGTATTTTTTACCGATGGTTCGAGGGGAGTAAAATTCTTCCACCTCGTATACATCCCCAGACCGAATCTTCTTCCTGTACTTTGGCATTCCCGTTCCTCCTTTTTATGAATAAGAGCGTGTCCATTAAGTTAATTGCTTTATGGACAGTCTAAAGAGACCGCCGCCTCTTGAAAAAACAGTCTCGGGAATACCGTAAAACCCTTGATAAATCAAGGATTCTGTGTTATATTAGATATAGATATGTATGGTCTCCCAAGACCTTCCCGCCTGCGTCAACAGGCGGGCTTTTTTTATGTGTTATCGTGTTTCTTCCTTATATATTGATTCTGTTTCTTCTTTACAAGAGGATTCGCAGTCGCACTGCTCCCCATGGTCCAGATGTGCGCCGCAGTCCTGACAGACCTCATACTTTCCTTTATTCCTTCTATCTGCCATACCGCTCCCTCCTTATAAATTATCCTGTACGCTTTGGCAAAGCGATTTCAGAGCCTTTCTCAGCTTATCCGCTTCTTCCTTGCCTTCTGATTCCTCTACGCCATCGATGCAGGTCAGCATTTTGTTGATTTCTCCCTGCACCGCCTCAAAATGCACCTTAAAAGCTGTAATGCCAGAAGATCCTGCCGCTTTCAGCTTCTTTTCTGTATCCGCCTTTACCTGCGCTAATTCCTCTTTAGCTTTCAGCATCGCTTCTTCCGCTTCCTTCTGTGCGGCTTCATGCGCTTCAATGGCTGCCTGTGCCTCCTTTGCCTCTTTCTTCGCTTTCTCTGCATCCTTCTTGGCTTTATCCAGCTTCTTCTGCATGGCTTCTTCTGCCCTCTGATTGGCGGTGTTCTCCGCTTCTCTGCGGATTCTCTCCAGTTCGGATTCGTCCGGAAGGGCTGTCTGCTCTGCCTGCATCCGCAGCTCATCCATTTCACTCTCCATGGCGGCAATCCGTTCCTCCGCTTCTCTCTTGGCTTGCTCCGCCGCCTCCTTCTGGTTAACCAGTGCTTCCAGTTTATCCTCTGTTTCTTTATAGGCGGCATCCACAGCGTTATCCTTCTCTGTCCGGAACAGATCCAACTGCGACTGTAATTTCTCTTTTTCCGCGCGTTCCGCTTCCAGCTCCTTCAGCAGACGCTCCATTTCCTTTGTTGTCATGGCGGCAACCGTTTTTTCTTCGCCGTCAATCTCGTGTGCCTCGCCTACAAATTCTTCTCTTTCCTCTGCCGGCAGGGAAAGCAGGAGCAGTGCCTTTGTGGCACTGTTTCCCATGTCCGCAATCAGCTGCGGATTTCTGTATTCCTTGGCAATCCGCATGAAATTCTGTGCGGTACGTTCCGAGAACTCCACCTCATTCTGCAGCCATGCACCCCATGCGCCATGCGGCAGTGTCAGCTTCGCCTCATGCAGACGCTTCCCAATCTCGATAATGGCATTGCCTGCCTGTAATTTATAAAAATTGATTTCCTGTGTAATGACCTCAATCGGTCTTGTGATTTCGTTCATGCTGCTGCCTCCTTAGCCTTCTTTTTTCCGCCTTTTTTCACGACTTTTTCCATCCACATATCCACAAAGTTCTTCACATCCGGGTTTCTGTCATAGGATGCGTTATGCTCTGTGCGACATTGAATAACCCTTTTCTTCTGCAATTCCAATGTATAAAATGGCTTGTCCGGTTCGTTTGCTTTTCGCAGGAAAAAGATCGCAGTCTTTTCTTCTGCCATATCCCTGATGTAGCCGCCGACGCAGTGATGCAGAGCCTTTCCTTCTGCTGTCAACTCCATCTGCTCTCTTGCAGGGCGAATGAAAAATTTTCCTTCGCTCCACGCGAAATTTTCCAGCTTTTCTACTGCTTTTTGGAATTTCTCCTGATCGGCTTTATTCTTTTCAAATGCAATCTGTTTCATGGTGCGGTCATGTGCCGCTACTAAATCCTTCGGAAAGAGAATCTCTCTGTCATGTAAATCAAAATGCAACTGCTCGCATTCACGCAGATAATCCCGATAGGCTCGTATGATTCCTTTCGGTGTATAAGTTGTGTGTCCTTTTTCTTCCTTTCGTTTCTCTGTCTGCTTTTGGATGTATTTCAGAATCTTTCCGATTCCGGCATACGGCATTGCCCCCGTTAGACTCTGCACATCCGTTCTTGATTGCAGTGCTGTCTGCATTTCGGCATCTGTGATTCTCTCGCCGTAATTCTTCCAAAGGTAATTCGCCCGCTGCACATCGTCCAGTTTCCATTCCTCCGGCGGCATCAGCTTCAAAATCCGCAGCGGAAATTTGAAGCACTCCTTCAGCTTTTTCCGCTCCCAGTGGATAGCGTTTCTGTTTTCCCTGTCCATGCCGAAAATCCTGTTATGTACAATATTCCGATAACCTGCTTTCCAGAGAAACTCAATCACGGGGTATTTTTCGTGGTACTCCAAAAAATAGATTGGATTTCTGTTGTGTCCCCTTTCTTCCAGATACCCCTCCAGGTCGGCATACTGCATTGCCGTTCCGCTCAGGGCTTCTTCTATACCGGTGGGATAGAAGAAATAACTGCCGTCATAAATACGGTTGTCTTGCCATCTGGTCCATTCGTCCAGCTCGTACCGCTCTGTACGCATATAGTAGGATTCCTTCCCCTGCTTTTGCCATTTGGCTGTTTTATTCCCTCTGATGGCATATCTCACGGTTTCCTGTAGGAAATCCTCTATATGCTCCCATCTTGCCGAGTTATCCCGATGCAAGAGCCATTGCCGGAAGAACACCGTTTCTCCATCCGTTCCCTTCTGCACCGCAACGATATTTTCAATGTAATTTGATGCAAACACAGAGCCATTCTCCAGAACACAGGAAACCCTTGTACCGCAGCTCGGACAGTTAACCCTTGTACCCTGCACAAATCGTCTGTCTCTTGCATGGACTTTCCTGCCACAAACAGAACAGGTGCCTTGGACATTTCCTTTTTTATAAATGATTACTCTGTCCTCCGGCAAAACATCCCGACGTATGTAGTCAATCATTCCTTCCGGTAAGGCTTCGGGGCAAAGCCGATAGTCCTCATCCATCAGTTCGCCCCGTTCCTCCATTGAGCGTTTCTTCATTTCCTGCCTTGTTTGCTTTATCCATGTGCAGAGATTGTCCATCTGATGATTTCCTGTTTCGGTTGATTTCAAAAACCGTTGCAGCAGTTTCTCCTCCCTCGGAGAAATAAGAACATACTCGTTATACCACCACATAGGTGTGCTGAAACAATCCAGAACCTTCTGCTGAATCCTGCCCTCGTGATTGATGCCCTTTACCTCCTTGCTTTTCTTGGCGCACACAACGCGGAAGGAAGGCATATCTCTCCGATACGCAGTACAAGAGAGATTCTCCAGAAAATCAACCACAAGCAGACGTTCCCCGTCCACCACAGGCTCCTTGACCGTTACCCTCCAGCGCACTCCGCTTTCCTCGTGAAACGGGGCAAACGGCATTGCTTGTATCTTTTTCAGATTCATGCCCTCGCCTCCTTACAGGAAATCTTCCAGACTGACGCAAACGCCTTTTTTGGGTTCTTCCGCAGGTGCCTGCGGATTTGCCGTTAAGCCGAAATATTCTCTTGCCCAGCCGTATACCACAGCATCCTCAATCACAGCGCAATTCCCTGTCTTTTGTTTGGATGCTTTATTTTGGATGCCGCCCAATGCCTTTGCAAGCGTCTTTTCCTCCTTCAGCACCTTTTCCGCTGCCGCTTCGGATGTAATGTTGTCAATAATATGCTCCCCGACCAATGCCAGATATCTGTTGCTCGGCTCCTTCTGAATTTCTGTATTTATCTTCTTGATTGCATCCTCGATTTTTCCCATTGTCAAAACCTCCAAGTTATTTCTTCGTTTTTTCAAAAATAACATCAAATCTCATGTGTGTAACACGCATAATCGCGCACACAGTCTCATATCTCAAGTCGCTTTTTCCTTTTAAAAATTTGTATATCGTGGTCGGTGATACAGCCACCAACCAGGCAAATTCCGAAACAGATTCGCAGTTTTCGTTTATCCACTTTTCCAGATTCGGATATACACTCCATCCCGGTTTTTTCATTATTTTTCAATTCCTTTCGATTTGTGATAAAATGAATTTATATGGCTCCTCGAAGCAACATCCCCGGTCAAAGGGGGGGATTACCATGTTCTTCTTTTTCTTTTTGGAGTTTCTTAACATTCTTTCCGAGCGTCTGACACACGCTATGGAAAAAATGAATATGGATGTCAGCACACTTGCCCTTCTCGCGGGTGTTTCTGTAGTTACTGTTAAACGATGGTTGAATGGTACTTATGAGCCTCGTCACGAGAATCTGCCCAAAATTGCTCGCGAACTTAATGTCTCGACCGATTATCTCCACGGAAAAGAAAGCTAACTTCTGTGCTACATTTTTATTTCATTATCCCGGGGATGCTGCTTCGAGAAGCCATATTTTCATTGCATAAATCCAGCTTTTCTGCTACTATGTAATTGACTATTTATCCATTCCCCCGAGGCGTGCCATCGCCAAAGGGGATATTTTATTTTTCCTTGAAGCACTTTTCGTATGTCATGCCTGTCTCCTTCAAAATCAGGTCAATGACATATTTCGTCGTTCCTCTCTCGCCCTTCATCAATGTGATTACCGTTTTATGTGCTACCCCGATTCTTCCGGCAAAGTCACTGATAGATTTACAGTTCATCCATATCCATTTCTCCAGATTCGGGTAAATGCTCCATCCTGCGTCCTTCATTCCTTCACCACCTTTCTGCGAAATTCATCCTTGAAGAAGAAATACTCCGTCAGAATATTCACCCCCAGACACACGCCCAGAGCCGCCATAATGTACATATCTCCGAAGTAATACAGAATTGCCCCGATGACCGTCAGATCCGCTACGATTGCCGCTACGGCATAGCATACAAACCGCACCGCCCAGCGAATCGGTTTCCGCAAACGCCTGCGTTTTTTCATAATCTCACCCTTTCATAGCTTGTCCTTCTCATGGGGCAAAGCCCCTCTTATGTATTTGCCGCTTCCTTTGCCGCCGCTTCCTCTCTTTTCTTTATGGCAATCATCTTGGCTTGATAAATCGCCTCTCTCACCTGCTCGCTGATGCGTGCCTCCTCCTCCGGTGTATGCTCGCAATAAGTAATGGTTACGTTGTACTTTTTTGGTGCTCTTCTCGGCATAAAACCACCTCCTGTTAAACTGTATGTATTGCCGATTTTGTCCTATTCCTTGTTATCCTTCTTCTTGGCTCTGTGCGCCGCTTCCAAAGCCGCTGATGCCGCATCTTTTTTATTTTCCGATTGCAGAACTTTTGCATCTATTTCGTTGGAATTACTTTATTGTATAAGCTTTATTTTTTTGACATACCATGCTATAATTTTCCAAAAGAAAGGGGGCGATTTTATCATTGGATGGCTAATTAAGTTAAATACCACAAATGAATATTTTTCCCTCATTGTTTCTCTCTCTGGAATATTTGGATTTATTTTATCTGTATGGTTACTCATTAAATCCAACTCCATCAACAAAACTTTAAAAATAATCTCCCAGAAAGAAGACTATAATAAAAATAGAAATCTTTTTGCCGACCGATTTTCTGGCTTTAAAGATAGTATTCTTCAAGACAATGATCACTCTAGCAGATTATTTCACAGTATTCTTGAAGATGTTTACCGTGTCGAAAAAGAATTCCACTCTATTTTTTCTATACATGATAAATGGACCTTTCTTTTAATCAAGCATGAGTTAAAAAAAGATTCTCGAAATATCCAAAAAATCTGTACTTATCTTGATTATGTTACAGCTCGTTTACGCATAAAGGAGGATTAACTATGGCAACAACAGAAAAGCTTATATCAAGTTTGATTCAACAAACAAAAAACGGGAAACTTAATTGGGATTATCTTTCTAATTATCACAAATTAGAAACTATCGCTACCGATATTTTAGAAGATTTCTCAGAATATGCACTTGATGAAAACGATGTCGATTCTGACCTTTCTTTCTATACAGAATATAAAACCGGTTTCTTTATTTTGTTGAATGTTAACCTTGAAATTTTACTAATTGCACTCCCAACGATAGACGCTCGTGTTCATAAACCATTGAATACAGATTATGAACACCAAGCAGAATTATTAAGATTACAAAACTTAGCTGTTAAACAACATCCTAATGTAGAAGATTTTGTGGAAGATTTTATTAACGACTTGTAAAATCAACTTCATCTACAAACTCATCAATAAATTTCTCTACATCATTCCGAAAATCAATTTTAATCCCAAACCGTTCTTCAATTATTTTTGTAAGAACGGTTATTTTTTGTTCTATTTCGTTTATGCGTTCACTTGTCTGCTCCACTTGCCTCACCTCCCTTAGCTTACATCCTTATCCTTTTGCTGTTTAAAAGCAACTTTTAAAGTTACCCCTCTGCAAAAAAAATTTCAATCGGATTATCAATGTGCAATTCATCAATCATAATCTGAATTTCATCACTTCCGAATACCCCAATTTTCATCTTTTCATAAAATGTTTTTGGCGTAATTCCAATTTTTCTTGCAATATCAGACTGAGAATACCCCTTTTCCGCAATAACTCCGCGAAGTTTATCTGTTCTAATCAACAAATCACCTCCATTCTTTATA